GGCGACCGCAGGCACGGCCGAGGTCAGGAGCTGGCTGATGTATCCCGTCAGCTCCATGCGCTGGCCCTTCTCCAGTGCCCAGTCGGACTGGGTGAGAGAGTCAGCCTCGACGTCGACCTTGTACTGCTTCATCACCGGGCTGCGCAGCACCTGCATGGCCTGCGGCAGCACCGGCTGGTCGGCCTCGCTGAACGTACCGCAGATGCCGAGGAACTTCTTATCGCTGTACAGCTTGCACATCAGGTCGGACATGATGCGCATGATGTCGCGCACGAACTCGCTGACGTCACGCTGGTAGCCGTTCATGCGGACACTGGCGAACTGCGCCTTGATCTGCTGCGCCGCTGCCGTCTCGTACTGGTTGCTGGCGCCGCGCATGATGTCGCTCATGCCCGACACCTCGTAGAGGGTCGCCTTGATCATCTCGTACTGCGCCGACAGCGCCTGGAACACCTGCACGATGACCTCGACCGGATACCAGTCGATCATGCCTCGCGCGCCGCCGCGTTCCATGTACATCGCCCAGTTGTCGACCGGAACGAGCTTGTTCTCCTGGCCTTCGAGCATCTTGGCGATGCCCGTTTCGGAGGCGTCGTAGCAGCCCGCGACCTTGACCGCCTTGGCGATGAGGCTCATGCGGGCGTAGAGCGTGTCCAGCTCGTTGTACTGGTCCTGCGCCAGGTGGTAGTCCGTCACCGGGAGGAACGCGCTGGTGCTGACGTTGGCAATGAGCGGTTTCGGGCACGGGAAGAAGTCCGGCAGCTCGTAGGGGTCGTCGATCTCCTTGACCGGCTTGGGCATACCCTTGACGACGTGGAAGACCTTCTTGGTCTTCTTGTCCCAGATCTCGTAGACGCGCACCTTGCCCTCGTTGATCTCCTTGGGGGTGATGGTGCCGTCATCCTTGGGCGTGTCGACCTGTGACGTGGCCTTCTCACCGTAGCGCTTCTTGAACACCTCCGGCGCCAGGTCGTGGACACGCCCGACCCACGGCACGAGGTCCCACGACCGTGCAGGGCCGTAGATGAAGTCCTCCCAGTAGACGATGTCGACGAACAGCTCCTCGATGCCCGCTTCGGATTTTTCAAAGCGTACCCACGCCTGGCCCGTGCCGGGGACGAGGCGATCGAGGATCGCGTACTTGACCGCGTCCTCAAAGGACTTGGCGCAGTGGATCTCGTAGCTCAGGGCGCGTTGGAGGATGAGTGACGCAACCCGCGCCACGTCATCCTCGTAGTCCCCCTTGTGCAGCCTGGAAACGTCAGGCTTAGGTAGAGAGTTGAACAGCGATTCTTTGATCGTGTTCACGTTGGCGTAGAAGATGTTGACGCGCTTGAGGGCGCTCAGGCTGTCGTCGCGCTTGTCCTGGTAGCGACGGTAGACGCCGCGCCCGTGCTCACGCGAGGTCTGCAGGAACTTCTCCGCCTTGGCGATCTTGGTGTCCCATGTGCTAGCCATCAGATTCTCCGGGGGTCGGCGGTGCGGGCGGCGCGCTCAGCGTAGAGTTTTTCCAGGCTGTACACATTTCCCACGGGGGTTTGTGGCTTCTCGGTCTGCAGCTTGCGCGATTCCTTCTTGGCCGCTGCGGGGTTCATCGCCAGGGCGAGCATACGCATGGCGTCGGCCGGGTTGGAACACCAGTTATGCAGCGGCTCCTCGCGAAAGCGCTGGTTCTTGTCGTCGAACTCGCGCTGGTACAGCTTGAGCGCTTCCATGCCCTCCTCGACGTCCGGGTTGTCGGTGTTGAACTGCATCATCGGCAGGGTCTTCCTCACCGCCTGGATGCCGTCCTGCACGGACAGGCTGGGGACGATGCGCGTCTTCATGCCCGCCGCGTGGATCAGCTCGCGGGTCGACTTGCCGGTCTGAAAGGATTTGTTCTTGGCGTCGTGCGGCAGGTAGCCGATGCCGTAGGCGTAGTCTTTCTCCGCCAGCACACCCATCACGTCGTCGACGCTGTAGCCGCTGACCGTGAAAAAGTCGATGATTCTAAAGACTTTTCCGTCCGTTTGGAAAAACCAGATGGACGTGTCGTCCGTGTAGCCGATGTCCCACGCCGTGAGGACGAGGCGGTCGGGATCGTAGGGGAAATGTCCGTGCAGACCCTCGGCCTTGCACTTCTTGAGCAGCTTGCCGTAGTAGGCACCCTTGACCGCCGCCTCGAAGTCACACTCGAACTCCTGCGCGATGGTGTCCTCGTCCGCCCCGGGCATGTTCTCGATCGCACGCATAGCCTCGTCGGAGATCAGGCCCGACTCGGACGCCTTGAGCATGAAGGTGTACCACTCCAGGTCCTTCAACGCTTCCTTCCACAGCTTCTGGAAGTGGTTGGGACCCTTGGCCGTGCCGATGAACGCACACCAGCCCTCGCGGTCGATCAGCGACGGGAGGATGACCTCGTTGAAGAGCTTGGGGCGCATGTCGCCGTACTCGTCGAGGATGATCCCGTCCCAGTACACGCCGCGCAGGCTGTCGGGGTTGTCCGCGCCGTGGAGCTGAATGCGGGCGCCGTTGCCATTGAGGATGACGGCCAGTTCCGACTCCATGATCTTGTCGATCATGCCCGCCGCGTAGAACTTCAGGTAGGCCCAGGCGATGTCCTTGGCTTGCCGGTAGAGCGGGGCGACGTACCCGTAGCGGGGCATGTCGAGGGTGTTCTGCATTGCCTTGTCGATCAGGTCGTTAACGCACATCACGGTCTTGCCCGCACGCCTGTGCCACACAAGGACCGCGTACCGCTGCCAGCGGGCGTGAAACTCGAGCGCGTGGTCGCGGGGGATGTAGACCCCCTCGATGACCTTGCGCACCTCAGTCATCGACGAGTTCGCCTTCTGAGATGTCGGCATCCTGCGTGGTGCCACCATCGGCGTCGTTTTGCGGAGCGTTCAACGCGCCGCGTGTCACCGGGGGCTTTTTCGGCTTGTTGAGGGGCGAGCCCGGAACCATCGACCGGTACTCGATGATCATGCCGCCCTGCTCCTGGACCATCTCCTTGGGGGCGAACTTGATCAGCAACTGCAGGAAGTCCTTGTAGTTCTTGTTCTGGCTTGCCCACGCCACAAGGCGGTCCACGCCGCCGCTTCGCTCAAACGCTTCGAGGAACGCCTGCTCCATCTCGCGCCGCCCGTAGATTCGGGACACGTTCGTCATGCGCGACCCCGCGTCCTCAACGACTTTTGGCGTTCGCATAGCGTGACTCCGAGAGAAAATTGGCCTGTGCAGAGGATAAGCTGGGATTGACTTTTGCACAATGCGGGTGCTAGGCGGGCGCGTCTGTGTTGGCCGTGTTGGCCGTGTTGGCGTCGTAGTGTGGTAGTAAGCTGGCCTTAACACGTCAAAATTGCACATTTTCCGTGTGCGACTCCCGCTCAAAACGCAGGCCCCCACTTGTTCCTGCACCTCCCACCCCTAAGCCTGGTGGCACTGACGTGCTACAGCCAAGACCCGCACCCTAGAGCCCTCGCACCCCTGGGCCAGTGACGTGCTACAGCCAAGACAGCCAGCCTAGAGCCTTAGCGTCCTCATGTTGCACGGTGTTGGCGTGCGTCACTGAGGGTAAAGCACGGTGTTGACGTGCTGTTACCTAGGGTAAAGCACGGGTCTGGCGTGCCTCGGTCATCGTACAAGTGTCGACCCTTCGACCCTTCTATCTAGGCACGAGGCTAAACTACCGTTCGTCGGGGCCATAGGATTTGGGGTGGACAGCTTGTTAGGTTGAACTTAACATTAGCCCATCGAAACGAAGTGATGAGGGAGGGTGAAACGATGAATCTTGACCGTGTAATGACGCTGGCTTTGCTGGTTCTCGGTGGTGGTTTTTGGCTCTTTGCACTGAACCATTCACTACACACTTTGCAGATCGTCGGCGGTAACTAGTAAGCCATCCTTTCTGGTACGAACGTACCAAAAACTTAAATCAAACGCTTGTTTGTATTTTGACCAACTACACGAGGCTACCCAATGAAGCTTTCCACCAATACCAAGCGCGCTATCAAGAAGTATGGCGAACAAGTCTGCCGCGACACCTACAAGAGCCACAAAGTCGAGGGCAATGGCGCCAGCACCATTGGCTTCTACTGGGGCTTAACAACAAATCAGGCCGACGCGGCAATCAATGCAGGCCGTGAACTGTCCGGCGACACCCTCTAAACCCCGCTCAAAACGAGGCTACAAACATGAAAACTTCGGTATCCGTTTCAGACTTTCGTGACGCCTTCAATGCGCTGCGCCCGGCCAACTTCAGCTACGAG